AAGGCGATGGTGACGAGGCAAAGACGTAGAACTTGCATACCGTCAGCCCGCTCGCAGTCCGGCGAAGGTAGATGTAGCGCCCAAACGCGTTGATCTCCACCTCCAACATTACGTTTGCCTGCACGTTAACGCCCGACACCACCAGTGCGTTTCCAATGTACGTCCCCGCAGTCGAGCCGAGATGGATGTTGACGTTCGTCAGAAATTCCGGGCAGCAGTCGTTGCGGCTCTGCAGTCGCACGCGATTAACATAATACTCGCCCCCGAGGTCAACGCCCCACCATTCAGTTGTATAATGGCCGCACTCGGCCCACGGCCGTCCCGTCATGCTGTTAGCGAACTCCATGGTGTTAACGGGAGCCTGCTTGTCGTAGATGGACGGGTCGTCGTTCATGTACGTGGTGGCCGTGATAAGGTTGAGCAATGTCTGGGGAGACTGTGGCGGCGGTGAAGGTGGAAGTATAGTACCAGTTACTGAAGTTAAAATTAAAAATATACACTTCATTTAGTTCTTACAATATAAAAATTTATTTTTGGTTATACGTTAAAGTATTCTCATTAAGGGCGGTTTGTAACGTACTACATACAAAGGCCAGGGTATCTCAAAAGCAATATGATTTGGCGAAAAATGGATGTAGTTTAGTTATATGGTTAGTCTTCGTTAACGTTAGTGTTCGGGAAAACTCGAGACGGACCGTTAATCTCCTAACCCGGGCAATTATACACCGTCGCTACTGTCAACTGTAATACCACGTCTAGCAAACTCATATAAAAGCGTTTGTCGCCACTTAAACGTTGCATCATTGTCAATATTATCCATTTCTTCAGAAGTTGGATCTCTGTGATAATCGTTTATAAATTTTGTATGCAGTTCATATTTTTCACGATCTGCCGCTTTCCTAGCAATAACGTGACTTTCATCTGAATTTTGTATATCCATCTGCATTTTATATTCAGCATTATCATCAGAAGAGAACCAACCTTGCGCTGTTGTAAAATGCGTTAACATATAATATAGCACAGAGCACATAACAATAATAACTATCATAACACCGGCAGTAATGGCAGCAGTTGGCCAGTGAAAATCCATATTTTATTTATACCACATATAAAAATAATATTTTGTAAAGTATATGTAAACAGACTATTATGGATCCAAAAGATATCAAAATGAAAACAGGTCACGGTCTGGATACAGATTCGGACGACGAAGACGAGCAGCATTTCATTTCAACTACTATGGGACTAATGCAAGTATTTTCAGAGGAAGCACTCAAAACTGCTGCACAATATGTAATTGGAAAGGGACGTAACAACGTCACAGATGATGATGTACTCAAAGCACTCAAGTTCCAAGCACGAATGTTTTTCCAACGTGTTGAAGATCTCGAAGGTCGGGTCGAAGAAGCTGCTCGCGAATTATGGCAAGACGAATCATCTGATGAAGAATATTCAAACTCTGATTCGGATGAGTACGATAGTGAAGATTCGGATTCCGAAAACACCGATTCGAGCGATATGGATCTCGACAAAGATGAAGAAGAACAATGCAAACGCATCGTACCACAAGTTGATGCTATTGTAAGGTCATGGGATAAATATAAACCAACTGATCCAGTTCTTGTATTTATAAAAAATGCAATTGACAAAACAGATGTATAACACCAACTGCATTGTTATGATTGTAATATTTCTGCTGCATTTTCCAGCCATTCTGGCATATCAATTTCGTCCGTTTTTAATACTTCCTCAAATGTGTCCTTTGGAGAGTCCCCGATTTTATTGCATAACGTAATTGCCGTTAACATTAATTTCTTAGCTTTATTGCGTCTACGTGTCCGTAAACTATTTTTCATCATAGTTTCGCGTTGTGTATCCGTTATTGAAGACATTACGTAATTACAGTATTTGTTATTTTATAGTACAAAATAATAAATGTTAAACACTATCATGCTCTCTGCACGTAGCGTATATACTCGTATTTATTCATATGTTTCTTCGTTTGGTGGAAAAACAGATGAAACTGTACAAACAATCCAAGCGGTTGATGACATTGTTTAATTTTTATTAAATTAAATTATATTTTAAATAATAAAACAAATGAAGAATTCGTGGATATTAGCAATTATCATACCGACTGGTTTCCTGTTTATATATGCACTTATACGTATATTTTCACAGTATTATATAATAAAACTCGTTCTTTATCACGCAAACACAACACCACCTAAAATAACTCCACAATCTATAAAAATAACCGTTGATAAACCTACATCTTAATAATATGTATTGTGGAAAAACAGGACTTCGTAATTTTGAGTATGCAGACATTGTTGAAATGGCACAACTTTCAGTAATTATGTGCGTAGTTGCAACAATTTTGCGAACGGTTGTGATGCTTTACATACTCGACCCTCTCTCGGAAATCATGGTACGACCGGAACGCATGCTAAAATTTCAGCAATCTGCATGGCGATTTGTATTATATTCCATCGCAACTATTTCTGCGGTTGTTGTTTTTGCATCTGACAATACAGTTGACTTCAAACAACCATCTTTTTTTGAAGATTGGCCTTTTTATAACCCAGGAATTGGTATCAAGTTTATGTATGCCCTATATTCCGGATTTTACATTCATCAAAGTATCTATCTATTCAGTGATGAGCGTCTTGATGATTTCAATGAACATGTATTGCATCATGCAATCACACTTGTACTTGTTGGTATGTCCTGGGCATTCAACTTTACAAAAATTGGATTCTTTATAATGACTCTCCATGACGGCTCTGATGTTTTCCTTGAACTTGCGAAATGCATGAACTATGCTAAAGAAGTGTTTCCGCGTCTATCAATTGTTTCTGATGTATCTTTTATGATTTTCGCGTCGTCATTTTTTTACCTACGACTTTACATGTATCCAGTATATGCAATTGGAAGTGTAATTAACCCATACGATGCATGTGCACATGTATCATGTGCACTTTATGAAGGAGGTGTTTCCCTTTCTTATTGTGTAAACAAACCAATTTATACGGTGGCAATCGTTGCATTAACCTCACTTTATATGCTACAAATTATGTGGGCATTTCGAATTATTAATGTCATTGCAAAAGTTATCGCAGGTCACCCATTAGAAGATAATCGCGAATAATTTATATACATTATATAAAATGGCACATCCAAGTTTTTACACAGACGGTGTGTTTACTGAAAATTTAATTTCATTGATGGATGATGAAACCCGAATGGGTATTTTATGGGAGTACACGAAGAAGTTTCAATAAACGCGCGCGGTAAATATCTTCATAATAAAAATATATTAATATAATTAAAATATCATGTCGACCCAAACGTACGCTCAAGTAAATTCAATGTTTGAACAAAAATCGTCTGAAATGAGAGACAATCACAATAATATGATGAAGTGGATGGCAATTGGGTTTGGTTTATTTGTAGTAATTCTTTGTGTTCTTGTGTACATTGCATACAGAAGCAGCAAAAAACATTATAACAAGTGGCAAGACGAAGCTTCTGAAAAAGAAGAAGAACTAACTAAGCCATTTCGTGACGTTATAAACGACCCAAATGCAACTCCAAAGGAAAAGATGGAGGCACACAAATATCTTGCGGATCTACAACTACGGTTTTATAATGCACGGGCACGCAATATGCATCATTATAATCACAATCATTCTCGTCACCGTGTTCATTCAATGAATACATAAAAATTTTATATATACATATTAACTGGTTAAAACCCATTTATTTTTTATACAATACAATATAAATGAAATGAAATCCGTTTATATTATAAGTGTATTACTTTTAATTGTAATGATTGCATCGATGATTGCGCTACAAATGAAACGGTCAACACCACCAATATCATTGCAAACCCAAAAAAACTCGCCGCCCCGAGTTCGATATTTTTCAACAGATTCACAATCATCACCACGCCCATCGCTTGTAAGTGTACCAAAACAATATGATGACGTACATTCTCATCCAATTAATATTATAGTAACAACGCCACCTTCTCCCCAAATTTATGAAACATTTGAAGTTAATCCCATGCCTCCTATGCCAGTACCATATACACCACCGTCGTCACATCGACCAAACCCGCCACCTCCTCCCCAAATTTATGAAACATTTGCAGTTAATCCCATGCCTCCTATGCCAGTACCATATACACCACCGTCGTCACATCGACCAAACCCGCCACCTTCTTTAACCCCAAGTTTACGCACGCAAAAATTTTTATTAAATGAAATGTATAAACAATAATTATACAATACTAACAATTACACGAGCGGGCGAGTTTGCATTATTTAATCCCATGCGCGACGAACGCATAATTAGTTGAAGTTTTATATCAGTTCGTGCATCACCTGCCATAATTGAGAGCGTGGTTGCGTACAAATCCAGTCCCTGTGCAGTGTTTGAGTTATCTGAGATATCCATAAGTACTACATACGGTTCCGGATATTGCAACGGATTATTGTATTTTGAAATATTTACTTTTTTGCGACCACTTGAATCAACAAAGTTTGTTCTTGGAAACATTGTATGTACTTTATTGTGGATATATGATATTCCGGATAAATTTGCGACATCCGAACCTAAAAATCGTGCAGACATTAAAATGATTCTTGATGATGGATTTGTATGAATACTTGCAATAATTAAATTAGCAATTGAATCAATTGGATTATTCTTCAAATCAGTAAGGCGTTGAATTGTATCAGCAATTGATTCGTCATCAATCAATTCAAAATTAGATACATTTACTTGTTCATTATCCATTGTCATAACAACAGACGTTTGTCGTCCTACGCGACACAATGGACATGCCACTGTATGACGTTTGCGCAAATTATCATCCGCTTCTTGTGATATAATATTCATACAACAACTAAGAATTGTTGCATTTGTACGTGTAATTGGGCATAACATTACCGGACACTCTGTTTCAGATTGAAACATTGAATCGAGGTTAGCACTTAATCGCATGAGATTGGAACGCATTGTTGCTGCCGCGCGTTGTTGTGACATATGTGCATTTGTTGGCAATACAATCATTTGCACTGCATCAGTTAAAATGCCAGAAATTACATCTACACCTAATTGTTCGACATTTAATCGTTCAATAAGTTGTTCATATTGGTCGGGAGAAATATTTGCAACGCGAGATGCATGTGGTGCAAGTTCCGCCTTTAAAAATTCACGAATCCCTATTGGTGCAAGAATGTCATTTCGTTGACCAGTTAATGCCGTACGCATGTTTACAAAATTACAGGTGAGCGTGTAATTATAGTAACCAATTGGCATCATCGTAATAGCACGTGAATTTAAAGCATCTCGAATAAACTCTGGCGTAAACATCATTTGTGCCTTCAGAAATGCATTCGCACTTGTCTTTGTTAGTGCAGAATTTATCATAGGAAATGCCGGATATTGTAACGACTGACGTAACTTGTGGCGTGGTTTAGAAGACATGTCATCGTTAAGCTTATTCGGAGTTGCTTGTGTAATAATGTATGTCATTGCTTCTGATTCAGGAAAATTTCCGTGCTTAGTCATAGATGCATTACATTCATCCATACCACAACCAAGGAAATCATATAACGGCTCGTCACGTAACATTGCTGTAGTTGTTTGATTCATTGGAACAATCCAAATAATTCTTTTTTTAGATTCATATGCAGTTTTCATAGTACGAGAGTCCAGATTGAACCACAATTCAACTGCTGTACCAGCAACAATCTTTTTCATTGTTTCATGCAGTTGTGCCTTTAATGGTACCGGGCATATAATCAAAAATACTCGTGCCAGATATTTCTGTTCTGTTCTTAAATTTGCCGAGAATCCACCATAATCAACATGATCTGGTGGGTTTTGATGTGCATTGTAATATAAATTAAACACATTGTCATCATTTACTAAACGCATGGCAGTTTGTCCGAGAATTATTGATTTCCCAGAACCAGGCATTGACGTGTTAATGTGAAATTTCAAAGGAACATTCGCAGGATTGCGAACTATCATAATTCTATCAATGTCAGTATATGTCTCATGTGGAATAATACAAGCTTCAGAATGAAATGGTAGAATTGTTGTGTTCCAAATTACCACAAGTACTTGTTCGGGTAAGATTTTAAGATTTCCAAGATACATCTTGCAAATCGTAAAGAATTTTTCAATAATTGTTTCGAGATTATCATTTAGATAACGTGCGAATTTATAATCCCGTGTTGTCTTAAACTCCAACTGTGTATGTGTAGTTGTTACCTGGGCATAATTTTGATCGATGTGTTGCAATAAATCATTGGATGAAATAAAACTATTGTTCTGTGACAGGGTATGTTCAAGTACTCGCCATGGGCGTTTTATAAGCAAGTCATTTGTTGACATAATAATATCACCTTCATTTTCTTCTAATGTTTGTAACCGTAAATTATAACCCCATCCGGTACGACGTCGATGGATTTCATATACAATTGTATGATATTTTTCATAACATTCTATAAACTTTGTTAAAATTTGTCTTATAGAATTAATATATTCAGTTTCATCTCCGCGTCTAAACATATTCTTAGTCTTTATTTACGCTTCTGACCGGCAACAGGCTGTTTTACTTTGAAAAACTGACTAATTCTATGTTGAGTTCCTTTTGCTTTTGCTGTACGGATGCGATCACACCCTTTATTTACTCTATCTGCAGAAAATTTCTTCTCATCTACTAAAAATGAAACGAGCGCTTCGCGATCGGGGGGTTTCCATGTAAGTTCCTGAGTGATATCGACGTCGGGGTTATTGAATAAATCACGAACAGATTCAATCGGGTAATATTCAGGTACCATTGTAGAAAATTGTTCTTCGCCGTGTTTCTTTTTAAGAACATCTAGTACATTTTCAATCGTTGAATGTTCCTGTATTAGTTGATATGCACGGGTCGGACCAATTCCCTTGATTGTTTTTGTATAATCACACCCGGAAAGAATGCAAATCTCAATAAATTGATCCATTGTAATTCCCATGTCGTTTAGAATATTTGGCAACGAGTATTCAACTGTAGGTTGTTTCTTTTGATCAGTGCTATTGATATGGCGAATTACATACGTTGATCCAAATGTTAGAGAATCCATATCTTCGGTAGCAGTTGCATATGCTTTTCCTGCTTTTACATATGCAGCACAAGTTGCTTCCGCTTCACAAGGTGCTTGAACAACTGGAATACCCATCAAAGTTAACAACTTTTTTACTTCTTCACTTTGTTCACGCGTAGCGCGAACACTTCTTTTTTCTTGCTTTTCTATTTCAACCGCATCGTCGGTTACTTTTAATTCGGAAAGTGCTTGTGCTTGACGTTCATTGCGTTTATCCAGTTCCTTTTGTTTTAGTTGAGGAGGTTTGCCATCGAAAACATATACCGGTTTAATACCTGCCTCAATTAAACGAATTGTTCGATAGAACAGTCCAGTTAAATGTGAAGTCACATCACCATCGGATGCGGCAAGTTGACCTGATGGACCTTGACGAATTGCAATGAGACATTGATAAATCTGCATAGATGCATCAATCATAATTACTTTTCCGGACAGTAAATCTAAATCTTTATTTGAGATCCCAGTATGAGATTTATTAATAATAAGTCGTGATAATCCGTGAATACCCATTACATACACTTAGTGATCACGTAACTTAGTCAATAACCAACGAACACTATTATATTGAGTATTGTGATCCATGGAAATAACGCATGGATGTTTACTTTCTACACTCAATGCGTTATATGTTATAGGAGCAAGTAGTTTTTTAGTTGATGTAATATTTTTGCAAATATCAATCAACTCACGGATCACAACAGATGTCGTAGAAAAGTCAACATTTGTTGTATATACCATTACCGCAGTCGAAACATGTTTCATTAACGATGCGCTTCCACGTGTCCATACTCGCTGATTGTTTTCCAAATAGTATTCTTTTAACGCATCACAAACAGTTGTTATTGGTAATTTATGTAAATATACATAAGCATCGATGTTGTTTAATATAACTCCTTCCATTCTGCAAAGATCGTCTGGTTGAATGTCTACGATCGTCTGGCATGCTTTATATACAAACGGCGAGTGCAACTGGTTTATTTTTGAAGACAGTGCCAAGCATGCAAGTGCAATCGTACGTATAAGTAATCCATCCGATTCTTCTTTGTTGTTCCATTTACATAAATTCGGTACATTGTTAAGCGAAAGTGGCTCAACTGTATGCATAAAATTGTACATTATTTGGATTGCATGTTGCATGGCAGAAATGTGAAATGACATGTCGATGCAATGTGCAAGCTTGACAATATATTCACTTGCATATGTCCACATACTATGTCCCGAATTATCAGGTGCAGTTGTAAATCCATGTCGAATAAATGGATCACCTATGAAATCTGTCTTGTATGTCATCATCATATGAGACGTTGCTGGTGGAATATTCAAATGTGGATGATCAAATACACGCAAATCAACAATTATAGCAAACGCAGTTAGTGTATCGGTGTAACGACTACATAGCATTTTATACAATATTCGCATGAGCGATCGATTACGTTGCACATGTTTTGTTTCTGACGTTTTTATGTTGCCGGTAAACACGGAAACATTGCATGTATGCTCATAAAATTCGTCAAATGTTGCTCCACTATTTATCAAAGTATTGTACGTACTGATCACATTCATATCCTTATGAATAAAAGCAAGTGCAACCTCTGCAACATTTACAATGTCATTTGTTGAGTGTGGATTATTTAGAATAAATGACTTGTCAAATTGCGATAAATAAAATGAAGGTAATTTGTCTTTAGAATGTTCATGTAATGTCACATAAATAGTTGACACTGACACATAGTGATGCGTTATATTATGATGATGCAAGGTCATGATTGTAGACAGTATACTTCGCATCATATGAACAATTATTATTTCTGGACATGGACCAATCGAGCTATATTTGATTGTGTCAAAAATGCTATCAACCGGCAAATCATATATAATTGCATTTTTATTGAGGTATGTTAACGATCCATTCATTGTAAGTATATTTGGATGACTGTCGAAAATACGATTTAACAACACCGCTGTCACGTATTGTCTGGATAGTCCTATAGTTTCGGTGGGGGGAGTGTATTGCTTTATAAACTTTTTTTTTCCATTAATGCGATCATAAATGAACGTTTCGGCGCCGTTATTTACGGTTTTGTTATAAATGTTTGATTTTTGCATTTCACTTTGTTCCATTCCAAATTTTGCATTTTCTTTAAACGTTTTATTAACACATTTCAATGTGTGAAGTAGTTTATAGTACGGTGATCCAATGCCATAACGTGTGTCATTGTAACGATTAAACATTTCAGTAATTAATAATGATATTACATCATCATGTTCAAACATACTCATTACAGATCTTCTAACTTTGGTGCAAGATAAAACTTTACAGACCCATGTACACCAAGTGGATAAGTGAGACACATTGGCATCTCATTTACTAAATCGAGTACTACAATATCAGATGCAGTGTTTTTCATGAAATTACTCAAATACTTTAGTGAAAACTTTTGTGTTACTGGTTCGGTGATATCCATTTTGTTGTTTCGAAGGGGATCGTTTGCAGGTAAAGTTTCCGGATCGATCGGTGTTACAAGAATATTACCTTTTCCGAAATCACCATTTACTGAATATGTAACTCCATCCTTTGTACCGGTAATTGCAATAACGTCACCGAATGTCTGAAAATCCTTTACGATCCGTTTCAGCTCAACTGAATTCATCTGTACGTGCAAATGAGGTTCCAAATCTGGCACAGACATTGCATCCTGATCAATATCAAGTAGATTTAACTCGAAATCAGTGATTCGAGATCTAGTTGGTGTCTCAAACATAACAAGTAGTACCGAACCACCATTGAAACGAAGTGTAAATGTATCATCAGGGCCAGAACATGCAAGAATTTTCCTAAACTTGTCAATTGGAATGTCAATTACGAGTGGAGCACTACAGTCGTAATAAAAAAATCCACCACGAAGCAGATTAATTGCAGCAAGGCACACATGAGTCGAATCCATTGCTTGTACAACCATTCCATTGTCACTGCAATCAAAACGGCATTCAATAATTAACTCGGCAACACATTCAATCACTCGACGAAGCATACCAGCATTGCCTTTGCATTCAAACATATGGTTTAGATTCTAACGGGATGAAGGGAGTATGTGTTTGTTAAAATCACACATTAATATTCTTCAAACTCCATATTATCATCTCCTTCGTTTACTATCATAACATATAGTGGAACGTCAAACGTATTTGGAATGCGTTCAAAAAGTATATCAGTCATATCTCGTGTTTGTAGTATATATCCTTTGTATGATTCGTGATCTCTTGCCAGTATAAACACCCACCATATAGAATACACATTCAGAGAAATCAGTTGTCCTGGAATATTATAATTTCTATGAATTGGATACCATTTTTTGTAAAATATCACTTTAGTTATGCCACTCGTTAAACGCAGTGCAACCGCATTTTCCCGCGATACTTTGTCAGGTTTAAGTGGCTTTGAAGGAGCGCCTACATTTGTAGTTAATATATATTCAGGCACGACTGACAATTCTACCGATAACTTTGGCAACTGGGATTTTATAAAATCTCGATCGTTTACTGATGTTTGTAGATCCGGACGGTTTTCATCAATCGCATAAACAACGGTCCTGTCTTCCTCTGATGAAATAATATATTCCATTTCAAAATTTTCATTGATTATATTACCTACCATTAATATATTAGATGCATCATATGACGTCATACTCTTTGTTGTTTGTGGCGTATGTTTCAATTCTCCCTGATTCGCAACACAATATGTCCAATTTGTCGAAGAAAGGTGTTTGTAAAATTGCACATCAATAAAACTTGCATTAATCGTGTTAAAGTGTATATTTGGATATCGTGTGCCATATATTTTAGACAATGCACATACCATATAGCGAATTGTGTTATGATGACACACTAGAATGACCGCTCTTATACCATCAGTTTCCATTTTTTTAATGCGTCTTGCCAATTTTAAGTAATCTTTGTATCGTTTGTCATAGTTATCTCCTGTAACAACTTCTTCCAATAATGGCGTATATTCAAATTTGCAATTGCCATATCCTTTAAATGCATGTTTTGCAGTTTCCATTGCCCGGTTCATTGTACTTACTAAAATTTTCGTATCGTTACGAAATGATAACTTTGGTGTTTTCCGACCCGTGTTAACATCGAATGTTACAAACACATTTGCCAAATCAACACTGAATTCGATAACTCCATTATTGTCACTTTCGTATACACCAATACCTTTTCCAATTTTCATTGATTCATTTAATTCTTTTGCCTGTTCTATACCGGTTTTACTCAAGTGTGAGTTTCCGCCACCCGGGCCATCGCAAACATCTGAAGATCCTTCACCCGTTTGATTATACAAGTTACACATGGATTGACCATGTCGGATAAAACGAATCTTCATCTTTACTATACCCTATATAAAATTTTAATTTTATATACATTATTATAAAGATGAGTACTGAAACAGACGGGTCCACGACAAATCCCCCACTTTATATGAATACCATTCCAGTGGCATCGGGTCGTGTCAAAATGCCACAACGTGGAAGTAAGGTCCCAGTTCGTTTTGAAACGGTCGTATCACAGAATGAAATAAAAAAACGCAAGTTCTTTAGTCCACTTAATCCATGGACGTGGAGATTTTGGTCAAAGTAAAAAAGTAAGTAAACGATGCGATTGTACATACCTTCGAATAGAAACCTCGGCTGAATGTAACATGCGAAGTGAAGCAGTTTTAATAGTACTGTCAGTATAATCATCTAGGTATACAATTTCGGTTATACCTGATTGAATTATTAATTTAGTACACTCGTTACATGGAAATAATGTAACATACATCGTGCAGCCGTTTAACGATGTACCATTTGCGTTTAAAATTGAATTTGCTTCGCTATGTACAACAAATGGATACTTTGTATCTAAGATGTTTGTATGTTTTTCGTTCCTTCCCCATGGAAATTCGTCGTCGTCGCATCCACGGGGGAATCCATTGTAACCGATTGATACAATTTTGTTTGTTGATGGTTCAATGACACATGAACCAACCTGTGTATTTGGATCTTTTGATCTCATTGCAGATAACTTTGCAACGCCCATAAAATATTGATCCCATGCAATGTAATCCGGGCGTTTTTCTTCCATACAAGACATACACTTAGTGCTGTCCATTAAGACTGTATCCTACACCAACTGTACCCATATTAGATCGTGCATCAGTGTCACCATGTGCAAATGCAGTATTTTGAAACGCATGCATATGTTTATTATATGTATTTCTATATTCCTTTGCCGCACGCGTATCACCCGACGGAACTAAAAATCTAGCGATACCGATAGCAATCGGAAAAATGATTACAATGCTTAGTATCATACCAATCGAACCGCCTAAAAATCCGAATCCGGTCCCCATGTCACCCCTAGCAAAGTAAAGAACAGCAAACGCCAACATTGTAATCATACCAGCAACAATAATTACCGCAGAAGTTATCCCTGCTGCATTAGTTGCTTGACGATGTGAAATAAATCTATTATTTTTGCGCCGCAGTTCATTTTCAAACATCGTTTGTGCCGCCAATAAGGGAGTCATTTCTGCATTCGTATACTCATGTTTCGTATTTCGATAACGATGTGATTGTTCAGGTGTCATCCCTCCGACATTTGTGCCACGTATTCCATAATTTATACCATTAAATGGAGCATTCATTATAATCTTTATATTACTGCACACAAAAATATTTAATTTTCTATCCAGGATATAAACACCCCATATACACATCCAAACTTTTATATATTATAGATATGTCTGAGCCTCTTCTTATTGATAACCCTGATCGTTTTGCGATCTTTCCTATTGTACACCAGGACATTTATGAAGAATACAAAAAAGCTGAAGCCTCAATCTGGGGTGTTTCTGAAATTGACATTTCAACCGATAAGACGGATTGGCCTAAACTCACAGAAAATGAACAACATTTTATTAAATATATTCTAGCATTCTTTGCTACAGCAGATGGTGTAGTACTTGAGAATCTAGCAACCAATTTTGCGACAGAAGTCCAGTACCCAGAGGCCCGTTGTTTTTACAATGTTCAAATTTTCATTGAAACTATTCATGCAGAAACATATGCCATGATGCTTCAAACTTTTGTAGAGGATCGCGACGAACTTCGCTCTTTATTTCGTGCAATTCACACGATTCCATCAATTAAACACAAAGCAGACTGGGCACTAAAATGGATGAGGTCTGATCGTTCATTTGCCGAGCGCATAATTGCGTTCGCTGTTGTAGAAGGAATCTTCTTTTCTGGTGCGTTTTGTGCCATCTTTTGGCTAAAAAAGCGAGGTCTTATGCCCGGGTTAACATTTTCAAACGAGCTAATTAGTCGTGACGAAGGTCTACATACTGACTTTGCATGTATGTTATACCGGGATCATATTATTAATAAACTTTCACACGAAACAGTACTTGATATTATCACAAGTGCAGTGGAACTCGAGCGTCAGTTTATTTGCGAGGCATTGCCTGTAAGTTTGATTGGCATCAATTCCGAATCAATGAGCACATATATCAAATTTGTCGCGGATAGACTATTCATTTCACTGGGGTATCCCAAGCATTACAAAGTTACTAATCCATTTGAATGGATGGAACTAATTTCTCTTGAAGGAAAGACTAACTTTTTCGAAAAAAGAGTTGGTGAATACCAAAAAGCGGGTGTAATGGAAGCACTAAATGAAGGTCCTAAACAGGGATTTACAGTAGATGAAGACTTTTAGTTATTTGTATAATATATAATAAATATTTTTTACAATTATTTATATGTAGTCTGAAAATATTTCAGAATTATTCCCATCATACGCAGTACCCGGGCCATATCTATCACCCAATACATTACCGGAGTACAGATGTTTAGATTCTATTCTAGCAAGAGATGGTGTAAACTGATGTCCAGACATACTATTTTCTTTTTGCGAGTTGCGAGATGATCTACGTTCATCTCGCCTCGAGCCTCGATGTAATGCACTTTCTATGGCATCATTGCGTGTCCGTGTAAGAGTATCATAGCGTCTCTGTTCGTTTCGATCCATTTGAGTTGGATTGGTATTGTAACGAGAATAATATGAAGTATAATCACCCATACCAAGCGAGTCACGAGACTGTCTACCACGTGGGTCATCAAACGGATCAAGTGTTAATGCCTTAATTTTTTTGACAAACTTACTTACCTTACTATTCATACGTTGTCTTTGTATTTAATAAAATAAAATTAAACAATCGAACCGCCTGATCTTGGGCGTCGAACAGAACTTGCTTTACTTACATGACTTATTTTACTATTGGATGAACGCACACTTACTTTGCTCATTCGACTAACAGAACTAGATGAGTCATTTTTCACGAACGAAACATTAGATGCAACATCTCCACCGTGCATAGACGGTGGTTTTATTGGAGGCGGCATTAATGGTGTTGGGTGTACCGAAGCAACTGATGCTGCCTTTACAGTGGTTCGGTTACCAATAACAGTCGCGGCTTTATTTGAACGTTTATTTGATGATTTACTTATTATGGATCTTACGTCAATTTCTTTAAGATTTCTCATTTCAGTATATTCCATTTCAGTAGAACCACTCAACTGCATTGCAATATCAAATGACACGCCGGTGTTATTAAAAAGTGTAGTTAACATTTCTTTGTTTGCAATTCCATTTTCCATCAATACATTTGCAAGTATTGTCATTTTATCCACAATATACATTGTTCTTGCATCATAATCATTTCGATGTATTAAACGTGTTTTGCATATACGCAACACTTCATTGTTTACAAGTTGAGTACGTACAGCGACTTTTAGTTTCATTGTTCTTTATAATTAAAAAATCAAAAAAAGTTTTTAATCAATATACTCAGGACACGATGTAGTGTATCTTATTGCAAAGACAAGAATTCTAATTTATAGTATCAGGCGTGTTGCGTATTCCGACATTTGATGCTTTTTTATAACATCACTCACGCTTATTTTCCCGCGAGTAACTGCGTTTAATGCACTTGCATCGTCAATATATGGAATTGGATTCAATTTAAGATCACGCCAGTTTCCATTTTCATCCAATTCAATAATATTTGACATAGTATCGCGGTATCCCATTGTATTTAATGGAAGTGATGTTACATAATCGTCCTTGTGTCTAAACATGTATATAAAATCATTTTCGTTATTTACATGCTGTGCAAATTCTTGGTTGCCAGTTCGCGGTGCACCAAACGTAATTACATCAGATGATGGTAAATAACACGATGCAATCTGTGCAACCGAACCTGCCATAGAGTGACCAGTAAATGTGATATGTTTATCGCCACATAGTTTTGTGATTTCCGGTTCGAGTGTTTTCCATATTGTGTGAAATCCCGTATGTACTTTTCCATTGTGTCCATATTCATCCACATGCATTAATTTTGTATTTAAATCTTGTACCACATTTTGTGGGTAAACGGTTCCCCTAAACGTTACAATTGTATTTTCATCATCCATGTATACTAACGCACGATTGTTTTGTTTGTTTTCAACAATTTCAATTTCCTTAAATCCCGATTCACCTAGTCTATTTTTTAAATCACGATGTCCTTTTACGTAGATTGCATCTGATAGTCTTACGCATTTATTGACTAATCCTCTATTTGCACGAGCGTTTTGACACGGTGTCAATGCCGATATTACCGTTAGAATGAAAAACATTTTTAAGAAAAATTTATATAATATATACTATTAGTATTATAAAAAAGCGTTTATACAACCATATCTAGTGTTACCATTTCCGTACTATTTTCAATGTCTCCTGAATTTTCTTCGGTACGAATACGTTCGCGTTCCTGCGTCTCACGTTGACGTGTTTCACGCGCACGGCGTCGCCATTCCCAATAGATGGGTTGCGTACTTGGTCCAATATATGAGGCATATGTGGCAATGTATGCATTCAAGCATTTAAACGAAAACATTATTGGAGCAACGATTGGGTAATAGTACATTACATCCGGATTTTTCTTGTGCCAATGTATAATAAGAGCTGAAAACCCAAAACTAATTGCAGTTGTGAATATACTTGCAAAAATATTAAAAACAACTTGCAACGAACGAGGATATTGATCAAATATGCGTGCAATTAATGATGCAATTGGAAATATCTCAAATAATAAAACAACGTAAATTACTTCTGATAGTTCCGACGTAATAATTGGATATGACATACCAAGTATCACTAATGATATACCAGCTTGGATCGATCCCATGATATTATGGAAAATAGCCAACTCTTCGAGTTTGTCAATAAGAAAGATGCTATAAATAGATACGATAAAGAAAATAAACGATGCACAACTTACTGCCATTGTTATAGAATCCAATTCTTCTAAATACATATTGTTTAGTCTTGGTAGAGTGACGTTTGCATTTACCACTATAGACGAATGACGATTCGTGGCAAATATGACTTACGGGCACAGCCCCCCAATGAATATGTTTCTACTGAACTTAATATTCAACTTATGGCAATCGAAGTAGAAGACTTACCAATCGAATCTACACTCGATGAAGAGTATGATGAAACTGTTATTGCATCAGATCGATTTATTTCAACACTTCCAGCAGAAAACGCACATGAATATGTAAAAAGAAAGGCAGTTGCATATTTATTTGGTGCAGAAGAAAACACCGGGGCAACTGTCTGTGTGAAAGTTGACAAATTTCGCCCCGTTTTATATTATCACACTAGCGAATCCGTATCCACGCTTAAAAACAAGATTGACGAATCATTAAATCTCAAAGGTGATATTGATGCAAAGGTAATTAAACGCAAACGTACGTATGGATTTCATCCAGACAAAGATCATTCGACAAGTCACGAACATATTCGTATTGTTGAAGTCTCATTTCCATCAGTTTCCAAGATGAAGGCAGCTTGTTATCGTTCCGGAGACAAGGAGCCAATTGAAACACGTCTTCCAAAGCCATGGGAACAGGGAGTTGACCCAGGGTCGATGTTTATGGAACGAAATGGTCTCACGCCATGTGGTTGGTTTAAAATGAAAGCATGCAAAACCGTGACAAAACACAAAGTTTCACATTGCACAATGGAATTTGAGGTTTCCAATCCCAAAAACATTGAACCAGTTGATCTTGATAAGATTGCACCAATTCTTATTGCGTCTTATGATTTTGAGATGTACTCGGAATCGCGAGGTTTCCCAATGGCAGACAAACAAGGAGATCATATTGCAATCATTGGTGTTGCATTTTGGAGACTTGGGACGCCCGTCGAAGACGCAAAAACGGTATTACTGTGTCTAAACGAATGTGCACCGGTAGAAAATGCACGCGTCGAATGTTACAAAACAGAAGCGGACTTATATAATGCATTTCGTGATTTAATTACTGTACATTCCGACGCAGATGTATGCACTGGCTACAACATCTTTGGTTTTGATAACGAATATATTACGACACGGGCGAAAATGTGCAAGGCATCTAGGTTCGCATACAACGGTCGACTCATTACTGTAAAGACAGAATCACACGCAAAGGAGCTCGAATCGTCCGCACTCGGGCAAAATCGAATGTTTCCAATCGAATGGAAGGGGAGATGTAATTTCGACCTGTTTAACTTTATCAAAAGTAATCACAAACTCTCACTGTATGGATTAGGTCCAGTTTCACAGCACTTTATTGGAGAAAACAAAGTCGACTTGCCATATCAGGAAATGTTTGACTGTGTCAGGCCAGGTTCTATGCCAGAAGAAGTCGCCCGTGCTGCCGCATACTGTATGGGTGACGTACTTTTGCCAATTCGACTTATGCGAGCACTACAGGTTATGCCAGGAATGATTGAGATGTCACGTGTAACATATACCACAATTAACCAGTTAGTGTTTCGCGGTCAATCAATTAAGGTAATGCAACAGATCACACGGTATTCACATCAGCTAGGTCATGTTGTAAATCCGGTACCCCGTCCTATTAATACGTCGGGTTACGAGGGCGCGATTGTTATTGACGCAAAATCCGGGTTTTATACGGATCCGGTTGCTACACTTGACTTTGCATCACTGTATCCATCAATCATGCTTGCGCATAATTTATGTTACTCTACATACGTTGAAAAGGGAACGCCTAGAGTTGACGGAGTGGAATACGAGACACATAAGATTTCACCAACGGAGGAGTATACGTTCGCATTGAATGTTCCAGGTGTATTAACTCACATGCTTAAACACCTTCTTGGAGCACGCAAGAAGGCTAAAAAACAAATGGCAGCGGCAAAGACACCTGAAGAAAAAGCAATTTACAATGCACGTCAGCTCGCATTAAAGATTTCATGCAACTCCATTTACGGTTTTTGCGGCGCAGAAAAACTTGGAAAGTACCCACTTGGTGCAATTGCAAAATGCACCACGTTTAATGGACGTAAAATGATCAACAAAACTTCTGAAATGGCAGTTGAACTATTCAAACCATGGATTGCGGAGATCATTTATGGAGATACTGATTCCGTCTTTGTTCGGGTACGTCGCAAAGATGGTAAAGAACTTACTCCTGCAGAGGTATTCAAGTTTGGTGAATATGTTGCACAGAAAATCTCCGACTCTTTTCGCGAAGATATTGAGCTTGAAATGGAAAAAGTATACAGTGGATTTCTTTTAATTACAAAAAAGAGGTACTTTGGAGGCATGCACGAGCCAAACAAGGCCGGAGATGTTGTATTTTCCAAGGTTGATGCAAAGGGAGTTGAGCTTATTCGTCGGGACAACTGTCCACTTCTTAAGAATCTTTATAAAAAGATTGTAGATTCGCTGGTATTCGATAAAGATCCACTAAAAGCACTTGCTGCAGTAAAGGAAACGCTTGATCGGGTAGTAAATGACGAGGTTCCATATGAAGAATACATTATTACAAAGGAACTGAGAAAAGAAGAATCATACGCAAACCCAAAACAGGAGCAACTTATGCTTGCAAAGAAGATTTCTGCGCGCACAAATGGAGGAGTAACTCCACAACCAGGTGATCGTATTCCATTTGTCATTCGATATGACAAGCATGCGAAACATATATGTGATCGAGCAGAAGATCTTGATTATTTGAGGAAAAATGACATTCCACTTGATCGACTTTACTATATTACAAATAAGATTTCAAAACCAATTTTAACAATTTTTCAAGCATTCAAGGAACACATTCATGATGTACAACGCACAATCCAAGATGCAATGAGTAAAGTACAGCTACAACTTGACAAACAACCAACAATTACATCCTTTTTCAATAAACTACCGGCACTTCCCGTGATTAACAATGATGAAGATTACGAGAATGATCACGGGGTTACATGGGATGACAGCGACACACATATTGCCGATATGGAGGTGGATCCACCTGCACCTGCCCAATCCAAAAAAGGATTCAAACGCCCTGCACCGCCGACACATAACAAAAACTTATTAGCTAGAAAGAAACTAAGACACTAAATATATGTTTCGTTGGCGTGTTTATGATACAATTGACTTAATGCTAAACTTAATCGGGTTTAGTGCAATTTTTATGTACAAAAATTCAAATGATGGTTTTGATAATCCAGCACTGGAGTATACCACCGGTGCAATTGGGTTTTATATTCTAGATACGACAATGGGAAAATCGCCATTTGCGTGGTTTATTACATGTGCATCGTACATGACAACAGAAGAACAGTGGATTGTATTCAATGCATGGCTAACTTCCATCGTTCCAAATGCAATTCTTGCATACACACTTGCTGCAAGTATTGCATTTACATTGACATATTTACTTCATGGACTGTATCTTTTATTCTTTTCGCATGTACTCAACGACAATCATCGTGAAACACTTCATGTAAAAAAGGTACAAGAAAATAAGCATGTTTCGTTTAAAAAAATCATTCGTACAATTCCTACTATGATGAAGAACTTGACACTATTGGCATACCCATTTATGGGTATAATTGTATTTTACTCGTTTAAATCAAACTATGGTCTTCGTTTTGATAAGTTGCCAACATTTACAGAGCGTTTCTGGTCTCTACTTTCTGTCATTCTGACAAATGAAGTACTCTTTTATTATTCTCACCGAGCATTTCATCATCCCAAACTATATGCAAAGTTCCACAAGAAGCATCACGAGTTTACATCACCAGTTGGTGCGGTTGCAATTTACTGTACTCCTACTGAATTTTTAGTTTCTGATCTCCTTCCACTCGGCATTGGCCTGCTATTTCCTTATGCATCACATGCTCATTTTGCGCTAACCTGGATTATTGCTGCAAATATTGCAACGCAAGTTCATCACAGTGGTATGCACATGCCATATGCACTCGGAATTGACGAACAACCAACTTATCATGATCTTCATCATAAACATTTTAACTACAACTATGGCGCAATTGGTATTTTAGATAAGATTCATGGTACTGAGTATATTTCAAAAGATGTAATTTCTTAATAATCTTTAATTAATTTAAATAACGCGGTAACTTTTTCAACAGTTTGTAAAACCAAACACACATCAGTATATGTAAAATTCGCAGACAACTAACTGCAAAATAACCATACTTGTTTTTGGGTCTAGAGATGAATGAAAAGTATAATAAATAAGAAAGGTATACGATGCGGTTTACGAAATACACTGTAAGTAATTCAATATATATATTTTTGTCGTTGCGATTACGTTGCCAATGATTGAGTATAACTGTTGAATATTCAATTAGCATAATATATGCTCCTGTATTCGTACCCAGTGTTAATACAGGATCAAATAGTCCCGCAACGGGTACTATAATCGACATTGTATGATGAATAATATACGTTACATCCCATTGTATTATTACTTCAATGAGATCTACCAGGAAATATGTTATCGACCAAGCAAATAACACATAATCCGGTAGAATTTGCAATAAAATAATAACAGATAACGCAAATGCAACACTCGCATGTATATCTGAAATCCATTCATATGGTATCATATGGATCAATATTGTCCAAAATAATAAACCAAACCCAATTGATAATATTAATGGATACATATATATATTATATACTAAATAATATAGTCACTTGCTTTCTTTAACAGTGTGATATACCAGACACACATGAGAATGTGCATAAGACGAGCAAGAAGGACAACAACATAACCAAGAGTCGTATCAGGACGACTAATAAACGAAAAATACATGAGATATGCAATCCATACGACGCGATTAAAGAAGTACGAAACAATTAGGATCATATAACGTAGTAGAGATTCACGATTATATTCCCAGTAACTCAACATAATTCCGGAAATTTCAACAAGTAGAAAATATGGTGTTGTGTGTGTACCAAATGTCATTTGTGGTTCAAGAATAGAACCTATGCAAAGTAGTGTAGTTAGACCATGATGTACCGTCATGATTGTTTCGTCACGGTAAAAAACGTCAACTCCGTCAACTACAAAATATCCAAGAGACCATGCCCATGTAATTTCATCTGGGACAATGTCATAAATTGACAGAATTGATAAAATAACACATGGAACTGAATGAAGATCACATACAATTCGCTTTTTGAATGTTGCAATTACGAATAGCCAAAAAAATGAACTAATGCAGAAGTACCACCAGTGATAATACATATGGTTTATATGTTTTAATTAAAATAACTATTTATTCACACGACGTACCTGAGGAGGACACTTTCCAATAATCGCTGCCCCACCGGGTCCGCTACTCATGACCGGACGCTTTAATTTATAAGGTAAGTATACATATACAATTTTAGGATCCGATGTTCTAACGACCTCTTTCACTGGATAGGTTACTCCACTGACACAAATTGTCTTAACGGCATTGATTCGATTAGTATGTTCAATACCAACCCCGAAAAAGTTTCCACTATATCCTTCTTTCTGATGATATGGATGAAATGCGAGAACTCGAATAACTGGAATTGCACTTGGATTAGTTGCAAATTCATCGGCAAGACACGTTGGACCGGACATCACGTTGGAGTCGTTAGTTGTTTTCGAATAACCCGACTTGCAAAAACAATGACGCTTAGGTTTATAAATACTAAAGTGTGATGCACGATAAGTATGCCTGCAATATGTTGCACATGCATATGGAGATGCGATATTTGGTTTATTACCAATGTCGTGACCCGTATAATTTATACCGAGTTTAAGACTACAGTTTTTGTTGTCACGGTTCGGAGTTACGTGATCTTCAATCTTTGGGGGTCTAGTTGTTGGGGGTCTAGTTGGTGGGGGTCTAGGTGCGGTGGGTTTCGACATCGTTACCGTAACAGTTCCCGTATCATGTTCAGTATCAGTTCCCAACGCGCTATCCGTGAGTTTTAACCGGTCTGTTGTCAATACTCCGCTGTTTATCAAACGAAAATATTTTATATTTTTTATTGACATGACTACTGTTGCCGGGGTATTTTGTAAATAACGAAGTGTTCCATCCGAGGCAAGAACCATTGTATCTACTGGTTGATTACCCGACACATTTTTATAAGGACCACCTACCTTGCCGAGTTGAACACGACGATCCTTTATAATAAGTTCATATTGACCATTTTCACTCTTTAATGGACGTGTGCTGTCAATCGTATATACTTTTTGATCACTGCCCTTTGTCATTGGAACTATAGTATCGTCACGATAATTACCTAATTTTATCATAAACTCTTTTGCTCGTTTAGCTGCTATATCCGCAGTTGGTGCAGTTATCTTATAGAATGCGGGAAGACGCATACTTCGGTCAACCGGTATAACACATCGGCCTTCTAGTGCAACTGCTCCAGTAACACCATCAGCACGTTTGTTAGAATTAATCATTTGAAATATTTCAGAGCGACCTTCCGTGGTTCTTTCAATTAGTATGGATGATACTTTTCCTCTAAAACTTGTCTCAAGTAGATTTTTACTTCCGGTAAACTTCTCCGACCGCCCGGTCTGATTGGGATGTTCAAATATCGTAACGGCATGTCCGGCATGTACTAGTACAAATGAAATTTTGTCATTAAGATGGTTTGGTATATTGTACTTACCTACGTTAAATCCAACGGTTGGATTTAACGGTTTTGACCCAAGTGGATGTTCGTACACTTGCACGATGAACTTAAAAGGTGGAAGAATCTCAGGGGTTGCCACATCTTTAAATACTACTGAATTATCATAGTGTTTCCATGCTTCACTTGTTTTGGGATTTCCTTTAAATACACCGTCTTTAGTTACAGCTTGCATTCCAACGTGATATCCACCTTTTTGACCATAATATTTAGGTCGATATGCCCGTTCAAAAGATATGAACGAATTCCATTCTTCACTTGTATTAAATGTTGCAAGATGCATATTAAACTTTTTGGCATGTATAATGTGTTCATCATACGTTTTGTGTACATTCCATGGAATGTACCACACATTTCCACTTTGAAAGTTACATGATGGTAATTCAGTATAGAATTGTTTAACTTTACCAGGAGGCAGCACCAATTTTTCTGAAATAGGTATATTGTATCCTGGAACACACGCGGATCCCCTGTCGTGGGTTATGAATGAACGAAATACACATCCGTAAGTATCATCTGGGCCACGTGTCCTACCAACAACTAGATCAGCTCCGTTTGGACATGGTGTGTACACGGAATTCGTCTTCCATCCCTTATGTAATTTCAATGCCGCGACCCCATCTGCATGTGTTTTTGTAATAGTAGATACCAATTTATCAAGCTCTGATTTTTTGGAAGCAATACTTGCCTTTGCTTTTGCAGTACAGTTTGCAATGTCGGTTGGTGTATTACCGTTACACTGATATACAGATGTTAACTTTTTAATCTCTTCGTCTCGCTTTTTATGAACTTCAATTGCTTTTTGTAAATCCGAATTTCGTGTATTTATGATCTCCTTTTGCGTTTTCATCACAGCCAGATCATTTGTCACTTTACTTAAGTCAGTTTCAATCGAGTTATTTTGTTCGCCCAACTCCTGTATCTCACTGTCTTTTTCAAATGTAAGTTGTTCGATTTGTTTCTTGTGCTCATTCACCATTGCCGTGCGTTCAGTTGCATCATTTTTAATCATTGCTTTATATGACGCTTCTTCTTTTGAAATAAACTGTACGTGTGCAGCCTTTCGTGCATTGATAGCTGCACGTTTATCTTTTTGCGCCCCCGCAAGTTCCTTCTTTTTGTTTTCTTCGATACTAAGAAGTTCCGCAACATATTCCCCTTGAGTAGCTGCACGCTTTTCGCCAATTACTGTGATTTCACCATTTAATAACTTTATTTTTTCTACTACAGCTTCACCGTCGGTCTCTGCAAGTGGTTCGAGTTCCGCTTGTAGTTTTTCAATCTGCTTGTCATATTTCTTCAAGTCTTTTTCCAATTCTTCTTTCATAAGTTCATTGCGTGTTGCTATGTCATCGTCAACTACACTCGCAAGTTTCGAGTAGGACTTTTCCATTTCTGCAATTTCAGCGACATTTGCTACTTTAATTTTATCAATTGACACCTTCTTTTCAGCTGCAATTTTCTGTAGCTCTTCTGGGGACCCAGTGGATAGTGCATCAATATTACTTTGGTAAACCGCAATCAATCCATCAATCTCTTTTTGTTTTGCTGCCATTTTAGCAGAATTTGCTTGACGCATTTGTTCACGCTGTTTTTCTTTTTGTTTCTGGAGTGATAACATTTCTTTCATCTTGGATGTAATATCATGCTCCAACTGAACAGATTCCTCTTCGGATTCTTTCAGTTCAAACTCAGTTTCTTCGAGTTCGGCAGCCAACTCGGACAACTCAACATGAGAATCCGACATAGATGCGGCTTGTGCACCAATTTCCTTCTTTAGTTGTTCAATCTTGGCATGCATCCGTGCCTCTTCATTATTATTACTCCAGTACATGTATACAAATAACAATACAACCGCAAGTGCGGCCACGATTTTAAGGGCAAGCATCAAGTACCACCTAACATTACTGTTACCTTTCGTTTTTTTAGTACTTGTATTACTTTTTGATGGGGTATTCTTCTGTCGTGCCATTTACATTATGTAATATAAAAAATAATATACTAATATAAAAGATGTATAACAGTCGTCTCGGCAAGTATAAACCGAGAACATCTGTGCGTGCTTTATTAAATACAGATGTCGATCGTATCATGAAATCAGGTAGGTCAATACGAGAGAAAAAGGCATATTTTCAAGGACTTATTCGGGATGCGGATACGTATTTACAAAGAGAAGCAGCAGCAGAAAATGCAAGAACCGATCCATGCTCTGATTATTTAATTGCAAAACAAACTGCAAAGGGGTGTTTTATGTCTACTTCAATTAGCATTATATATCATGCAGTCCGAATGTTTCCTCTACTCGATCTAGATGCACAAGTAAGTCAAAATGCTTCATATAATAATAGAATCATGCCATATATCATGCAGTTTTTAGACACTCGAAATTCCACATGTCCCGCTGCACCAACAACCATGTATGCAATTTATAATACAATAAGAGACCGTATGCTTGGATCAAAAAACGGCATTCCTTACCGTGAATCCGTTGCAAGTTATGTTAACGACCAATCCGATATCTTTGGAGACCCGGATCCGGCAGTTTCATTTGAACTCTTCTTAAGAAATCCATTAACACATCCGATTTTGGAATTCAATCAAATCGTAATGGGGTTACAAACTGTCCCATTTTCATCGGATCATATTCACGTTATCAATCAAGCACGCAAAATAGAAAAAGGAGGATTCGAAGCGTACTTTGTCGCCGCCATGCTTATGTACTCAAATGCATACGTTGTGTATAGTGAAATCCCATATAATTCCAATATGTTAGAAGCGTTTCAGCATATAGCATCAAAAGTTTACCAAAATGCATTTCATATTATTGAAAAATCATTTATTGAAAACGAAATTAAATTGTCATATGACTCAGAGACATTACGTATGTTACTTGATTGGGGTCACGATGCATCGAGTGTACTGTCTGGATCCGATATACAAACTGCACTTATTGCATTTACGATTACGTTCAAATACCCAGGGGCGGGATCCCATGTTGTATCTGTTGTACCATGCGGCGACACAAATGCAATTATATGTAATACAGACACAGATGTTTCAAGTTGTGTATATTTCGATGATTATAGTTATACCCCTTTCGAGACGGAGTATCATATGACTATACTCGACAGGATTGGGCAGACATACGAAGAAAAAAATTGCACAGTTTCACGCGTGACATATTATTTATTCAATGGAGTTACTATGACGTAACCCCAGCGCGTTTCTTTTTTACTTTCCGATAGAGATATACCGCACCCAATACCAACACAATTGCACCAAACACACCGAATCCACTACTAACACCAATCAAATTCTTTTTCGCATCACTCAAATCGTCCTTTGCTTCACTTAATTCTTTGTTTGCTTCGGCTAAATCCGCCTCTGCCTCTGTTATTTCAGCCTCTATTTTACCAATCTCTATCACTATATTACTTTTAGTTGTTGTCTTAACATTAATGTCACCCTGTAACCCTGTAATTGTTTCTTCTGCAACTGTAATCGCGGCATCCTTATCGCTGCAATCGTCCTCGCATGTAATTAATGTAGTGGTCACGGGTTTATTCTGTGTTGCGGGCAAAGTATTATAATAATATATCCCGCCAGCAAGACCTAATGTAATCACACCAGCAACAACATAAAACTTATTTGTTACAAGAAAGTCCTTGGTTTTTTGTACAAAACCAGTACTTTCGCCGGGCATACTTTTTATATACTAAATAAAAATTCTTCAAGTCGATTGTGTATTGTCACCAAACACTTTTGTAGATAATATAGTATGCTTGAGTGGCGGAAGATTCACAATTTCTCTGTTCGATGGTGGAGCTGGTGGGGGTGCTGGAGCTGCTGGAGCTGCTGGAGCTACTGGAGCTACTGGAGCTACTGGAGCTGCTGGAGCTGCGCGTGGATGGGCTGTTCTATATCTTATGTAAAACACAACAGCAACAATAACTAAGACCAACCCGGCCATTCCACCAAACCCACCAATTACACCGAATAGACTTTTACGTGCCTTTTTTATATCACCCCGAGTTTTTCCCAATTCTGCTGCTTTGGAATTTATTTCCTTTTCTAAATCGTCAAGTTCTGCCTGTTTTTCAATACGAGTAGTACCAAGTTCTATAATATCACTGCTCAAATCAGCCAACTGCTCGCCCAATACATTTGTATGAAGTTGCCTGTACTTAACAATTGTCTGTTTTGCACTGCAATCCATTTAATATTATAAATGATAAAATATTTGTAATAATTAAAAGATGGCATATCCACTGGATATGTTTAATACAGAAATGGTATATGAAATCCCAGATCCTCATAAAAGAAGGTCAAGTGCAGTTGATATTGATGTTGATTTATTGCTCCGTTCACAAGTTGGTGGATCGTGTTATCTATTTGTAGCCGTACTTATGATACATACATCGTACTTGAGGTATATTTTGGAAAAAAAGTTCCGTCAACTTGAATATCTTGCCAATTATGCTCCATATTCAATGACAGTATCGAATCATGCACAACTTAACTGCCTTAGTTGGGTCGTCGATATCACTACGAATACCGAAGTGTGTGACACAACACTTCCGCCTGATATAATTCATGCGTATGGTCGTACTGTAAATCGTACAAACACGTTACGCAATGAAGGAAACAAATGGAAACCATTCAAAGTAGTAACTCTCGACAGAGGAGGCGACCCGGATCACATGCTCTTTACTATTTTAAATACATGTGGAGTCACTGTACCCGAAAAAAACTTTATTGCATTGTTGCTGAAAAACCTACCTAGTGTGTTTAACCCGGATCATGTATATACAGTTAGAAAAGGAACGCATACGTATTTAACTATGACAATGCCAGAAATTATGAATGCAACAACTTATAGCCCATATGAATATGGAAATACAGTGCTGTCAGATCCGTTTATTGCTACATTTTATACATCAGACAAACCAAACGGAGTACCCGACCAGGGTATGGTAGTGGCGGATATTACAATTTCAAAACGACTATTATCATTACTGAAATCGGTACTGTTCTATATAGAACTATTCAAGGAAAAATACAGTAGCAGTGAACTAACGCGCACTCATTTTTCAATGAGTGTCATTGAAATAAACTATGGACCAAATCGCGAGATATTACGAGACGATGTAGCACATGCGGTTCTTGTCGACATAGACGAATATAATAATATTTTCGTGTTTGACGGCAACGAAGGGATGTCGTATCCACTGAATGTATGGTATGACTCGTTTGCTGAAAAATATATTGAAATTCATGATGTATCAGTCACCATTATACCAATTATATCGTAGAATCTGCAGTTGCTTGACTTGATTTTAATCTTGAACGTCTTCGCAGATACAACACTACACCAATCGCAACTAGAATCAAACCACCAGATGCACCAAATCCCCCAATTACCCCTGTCAACTCCCGCCGTGTCTTTTTTAGTTCAGATCTTGTTTTTCCTAATTGTGCAGTAACCGTATCGATTTCAACATTTAATTCTACCAAAATATCTTTTTTGTTTTGCAAAAATGTTTTTTGTGTTGCGACTTCATTTTTTGCAGTTTCACGATCCTCCTGTAATTTATTTATAGCAATCTCCTTGCTGGAGAGAGTCGTTGTTTGTGACCCACAATCCATTTGTTATAACACAAACATTTTTTATAACACAAACATTTTTTATTTACAAAAAATAAATGGAAGGAGTTTACTATAATCTAGCGCCCGTAAAACGATTTTACAACGAAATAATATATTCCGTAAGTGTACCATATCTAACGTACTCGGAACTAGATGACCAACAGTACTCTGCAGTTGACGTTAATATTAAATTTCACAAAAATGCACAAGGTATTGTTATTGCAATTAAGAATAATTTAAATGTAAATAGTTCCGAAAAATACACCGACATACCATGGAATAGTTTAAATGAAGACAGTACATATTCTACAATGTATGCATATACAGGAATTAACTTTCAAGTTATTGATCCATATATAAAGAGCAATACAACTCATATATATGTTGATGATATAATTCAATCATTGGTGACAACAAAGTATTACGAACAGCCATCGCCAAATTTGTTTATCCAAAATATACTCCAAATGCCCAAAGCGAGGTTAACCTACGTTTAAATTTCAGGTATGGTGGGAACATGACTCATATATTTTTTATACGTGTTAGATTGTTTCTTTTTACCGGCACGAATTGTACTCGTTGCCCCAGTTGTAGGTCTCACCTCTTCATTAAATGCGTTATATAGTTTATCTCTCTTTTTTTGGTCGGACGCTGAAAGATTTCGATGTCTCGGGTATAACGTATTCATCGTGCGATTAAAACGCTTTCTTTGTGTTTTTAGATTTTGCGCAGCAGTCATCTTTCGTAAATCAAATGCCAATCCTCCATTTTCCAATATTGGTATGTCTGTATTTGTAATGGGAAGTCTGCTTTCATCGTCATTATCTACAAATAATGAACTTGCCGCCATTGCTTCAGGTATCCATCTTGAATACTCATTTCTATTCTGGTGCATTTTTCCTTGGACATTGCGCTCTAGTGTCGTAATATATGGTTCCCATGATCCTTCATTGTCATAAAACTCTTTTTCCATTGGTTCCCATTTACCAGTTAACGCGTTACGCACTTTAAATCCTTGTCCCGCATTGTTATATATTATACAAACTCTTAATTTATACACAAGTACGCAGCAAAGTACAAATAATATTACAAGTATACATGATAATGTTACTACAATGGGAGTATACGTTGACATTCTATTTATATATACAAATCAAAATTTAATATTTCCATAACTCACCGCCGGAATATCAATTACATGTATCACAAAACCCCAACATTGTTGGATCACACCGTTGCAGGGTTCCACTTTGGCATTTGGTTATACTTTTTTAAAATGTAATAGTAAATGAAGCTTGATACAAAAGACTATATCATTATTGGTCTGTCAGTTACATTATTTGTCATGCTTTCAGTTCTTATTTACTTTGTTTTTGGAAAAGGACAGGCACTTCAAGGGGTAACAACATCAATAGAGGGAGATCTACAGACAGGTCTTCCATATGTACTTGCTAGTCAAACGCCTAACCTGAGAGCACCAGACGTATTTGATCCAACGGCAACTCCTGAGAGAAAGATCCAACAAATCATTGGTAATCACGCAGAAGTAGACCCAAAAACTGGATTAATCACGTTTCCACCATATCTTCAACAGCCGGGCGAAATGAACGAACCACTTAAAATGGTTCATAATTTATCTGGAAATCCAGATATTCCGATTAGAGTTAGAGGTATAACGAAAACTAGAAGGTGAAGTTCTTCGTAATTTAAAATACATATTTTTTGTTCGTTTTGAATGCCATGGCACGATGCCGTAATTGTATTTTTGTGTATTTGCACATGTCCGCTAAAAAAGATTAAAATACACACGATCGGATTTGTATTGCATCACACTTTATGCCGTTGGTGGAACACACTTTGCAATCGCATCTAAAATTCCGATACCAGCGCACACTGCAGCGATAGAAAACATATATTCTGGGAGGAAGAGACCGGTCATTGTTATTATAACACTTCAAATCAGATGTACATTCCATAATCCGTCCAATACCTTTGTTTAAACTTAGTGTATTAAAACAGAAAATACGGATTATAACACTTGTAAAAAC